AAGATAAAAAGTTTTTAGTAGAGAGAAAAGATTATGGCGAAAAAGAATTAAAAATAGGTGGGATTGTTGTTGTGAATAATCAGAAAGATTTTAGCGGGATGGAGGATCTATATAAACTTATCTCAAAAGAAACTGGCTTAGATACTGATTATATCTTTAAGATTTTCTTAAAAAGTTATAGAAAGTTCTTAGATAGTGATAATTTTGATAATCTTACTGAGGCTGTAAATGCAGGATTTGAAACAGATGGATTTAAGAATTGGGAAGAGGGTTAATTAAATAAAGAGGACAATGAGATTAAATAAACTAAAGAATATATTCAGAAAGAAGAGATATTATCTTGTTAGTTATCAGTTTACGATTCCAGACGACAATATTCAAGGGTTTGGTAATATGACTTTTTGGACTTATAAAAAGCTTCTTACAATCCGAGATTGTAATTATGAAGATATTAAAAGGGATGTATGGGCTAGGGCTGGTAGAAGATCGGAGGTCGAAATAGTTATATTATCAGTAAGTAGAATAGGAGGATATAATGTTAAATAAACTAATACTAGCAGCCCTACTACTAAGCACCAACCAAGCTAACGCTGGAAGCTGTGGCTTTAATAAGGAAAAAGATAGAGATAGTTGCATTTATACTTGCTTATGTGATTCTTATGATAGGTGTAAGTGGGTCATAAGCGAGTAAACTAAAACTAAAATAATATGAAAATAATTTTATTTATTTCAATAAAGATAAAAAATATCTTTAAAAAGAAAAAGAAAAAGAAAAAGGAAAAGGAAAGCGGAGAGTTCTATTTAAGAAGCCTTCCTTAAATTAACAATTAACAATTAAAACTTGACTAAATTATGAAAAAACTTACACTAATAGCACTACTACTAAGCTTTAATGCTAACGCCACTGGATCAACTAACTGCCAAACTCAATATATGGGTGGCTCATACAATACTAATTGTTATAACTACGAAAGGCAAAAAGTGCCACAATTACAATTAGGTACTGGTAATTTATATAGAAGGGCTCAACCTAGATATCATTATGATTAACACATTATGGGTATGGGTGAAAGAAAATGAAAAGAAATAGAGCTAACTATATTGAGACAAGTATGTTTCTAGAATTGCTAGAAGATTTAGGAATAAAACAAGTAGAAGCAAAAAAGATGTTGCAAATTGGTGATACTGCATTTTGTTTATGGAAGAAGACAAATAGAATGCCAGCAACACAGTATTGGGCTTTTCAGAAATCATTAGCTTGTTTTTTACAAGAAGATTTGATTAAGAAGTTAGTTAGGATTGGACTTGTTAGTAAAGAATTTTTACAGGAGTTAATTGATGAATAAATTAGAGAAATTAAAATTTGATGCTGAGCTGTCCTACAATAAATACATGAAGAAAAGAATTAAGACTAAAAGTAGTGATTTGCCAAGCTTTTTCCAAGACACTGAGATTCAAAAATATGATTTTCTTTTAGAAAAACTACAAACAATGCTTTCCGATCAGATAAGCTATACTGAAGATAAGTGGCAGGAGGAGATATCTCAGTTTATCCTCCTGTTACATCCAAAGTGCATACGTGTATTTAAAGAGGTTTAAATTCACTTATAATAATATGTGGTCAAAAAGAAATAAAATACACAATGAAGAAAGTTGAATCAAAACCATTAGATCCTATAAACGCAGCTCTAACAACATGGGATAAGAACAAAGATGTTGCTGAGTTTATAAAAGAAAGAATGGGCCTTAAAGAAGAGGGTAAAAATGAGACACACGCAGAAGAATTAATTGACAATGTTATCAAAAGGGCTAAAACAGAATATAAGCCGGAGTGGACAAGTTTATTACTTAATCAGATTAAAGAAGAGAAAGTGAAGGCAGTTGGTCCGCAGATTAATGTTTTTGCTAATGCTGCCGCAGTAACAGATGACACTTTAAAGAAGTTGATTGACGTTACTCCGGCTAAAAAAGAAACTAAAATTGAAGAATTAATATGAAAAACTTAGAACAAGATAACGACCTATTCCAAATCACCCACAACAAAAAAGAGGGCTGTTATGACTTCATCCTTAAACAAGAGAAGTACGACACAACAACCGAGTTAGCAGGAATGATGAGCTGGTTGCATCAATTAGGTGTTAATATGCCGGATGTTAAGATAAGGCTGGGGGCTCAGGTTGAGAAGAAGTCAAAGATAGTTGTGTAAATGGATATAACCCCCTCACCCCTTAAGCATTACGAAACAGTTGAAGAGTACAAAGCCTTTGCCGAAAGATTATTAAAGTTTGAAGATGAGCAAGAGAAGTTTAAGCTTAATAGGTTATTATGTAGGACTGATTTATATTGGTTATTATGGCATGGATGCGGAAAGCATTACATAGCTCATCAATGGCTACTAGATAGATGTAAAGAGGTTGAAGCCAAACCTAATGGCTGTCTAGATCTATGGTCGCGTGAACATTTCAAAAGCACAATAGGAACTTATGGCAAGTGTATTCAAGATATTATTGCCAGTCATGGTGACGACCCATTGCCTGAATGGGACAGGGAAGTAACTCTTGGCATATTTTCCATCACTAGGCCATTAGCCAAGTCTTTTTTGCGTGAAATTAAAACTACCTTTGAGAATTCAGCATTACCATTAACAATAATCTTTCCTGATATCTTCTATAAGAATCCAAAAGGTGAAAGCCCTAAATGGTCAGAAGATGAAGGGATTATTGTTAAGAGGAAATCCATTACCAGAGAGGCTACAGTTGAGGCATGGGGTTTAGTAGATGGACAGCCAACAGGAAAGCATTTCTACGGCCTTATATATGATGATATTGTAACAGATAAGAGCGTAACAACCCCAGAAATGATTCAAAAAACAACAGATGCGCTAGCTTTATCATCAAACTTAGGAACTGAAGGCGGTTTTGAAAGATACTATGGCACAATATATCATGCTAACGACACCTACTCTAAACTAAGAAAGAATAAGTATATCACTACCAGAATTTATCCTTGCACTGAAGAGGGAACTTGGCCCGGTACTCCTGTTTTAAAATCAGCGGAGAATCTAGCCAAGAAGTATGCAGCTCAAGGGCCTTATATCTTTAGTTGTCAGATGTTACTTTCCCCAACTGCCGACTCAATGCAAAGTTTCGATGATGAATGGTTAAGATATTATGGTGGATGGGATAAAAAAAGAATGGTTGGAAATATATATATCACTTGCGATCCAGCCGGAGCAAAGAAGAAGACCTCGGATTATACCGTGTTTATGGTAGTGGCCGCTGTGTCAGATGGCAATATGTATGTGGTGGATATGGTAAGAGATAGATTAAACCTAAAAGAAAGAACCGAAACATTATTTGAATTAGTTCGTGAATATAGACCTATATTAGTTGGGTATGAAAAATATGGTAAAGATTCAGATATCGAGCATATAGAGGGAGAAATGGAAAGATTAAACTATCGCTTCAAGATCCAGGAGTTAGGCGGTATAACCTCTAAAAATGATAGGATAGGCAGATTAATCCCGGACTTTATGAACTCTAGAATATATCTACCTTATGAGCTTTGGAAAAGAGACTATGAAAATAAACCTCGTGATTTGGTAGAAATATTTAAGAGCGAGGAATACTCAGTATTTCCAGTGCCTGTTCATGATGATATGCTTGACGCTCTAGCAAGAATGAAAGATAAAGACATGCACTTGGTATTTCCCCAATACGAAGAAGAAGATGATTATTACGAAGAAGAATTTTCAAAGCGTCCTACCTCAACTACTGGTTATTAACCTTCTTCTAAACCGAATCGTCCCTTTAAAATCCCAAATATCTTAAACTGCTCATAGCCTCTTTGTGTCAAAAATGGACACTCAAACAAGCCTAAAACTGAAAAACTTGACATTAAAAAATAAGCCTTTACATTATTGTATCTTAAGCAGATACAAATTGCACATGAAGAACTAACCGCAACCGTATCTTGATTGATTAAACTTAATTACATCAATGGTTAGTTCGACTCTGAAAGACACCTTATCAATAGAAGAAATCTTACAAGCTGACAATATAGTTGAGCTTTTAAGTGAAGATGCTATATCTGAAATATCCCAACAAGTAAAAGACGATTACGATAAAGACAAGACCTCGTGCGAAGGTAAAATAAATCACATGAAGGATATTGTTGATATGGCCAAGATGGTCACTAAGCAAAAAAGCTACCCTTGGGAGGGGGCATCAAATGTAATTTATCCACTAATTGCCAATGCCGGTATTGAATACGGTGCAACTCTATATCCAGAAATAATAAAAGATTCAACCGTTGTTAAGGCTAAAGTTATTGGTAATGATGATGGGGAAGTAGTGCAAACTGCTAATGGCCCTGCTGTTAGCGAAGAAACAGGGGAAGAAGTATTAACAAATATTGGCTCTAAACAAAAACAAGGTCAAAGAGTCTCGGATTACATGAACTATCAACTTCTTGACGAAATGTCTCACTGGGAAACTGATATCGACAAATTGGGTAACGCCCAGCCGATAGTTGGGAACATGTATAAACGGGTTTATTGGGATTTTAACGAAAATAAGCCTGAATCAGAGCTTATATTTCCTGATAAACTTGTTATTAATGATGGTGCAAGAGATATAGACAGTTGTATAGCAACCCACATCATAGAATTATATCCACAAGAAATAATGACCAGGATTAGATCTGGTATGTATATAGAATTTGATCTAATAGATAATGATGATGACCCCATTAATACAGAAGATGAATTAGAAGATAAGGCAAGTTTTAATACTAAGCTTCATACATTTCTTGATCAATTTACTTGGTTAGATTTAGATGGTGATGATTATCCAGAGCCCTATATTGTAACTATACACGAAGATAGTGGAGAAGTTGTTAGGATTGTACCTAGATTTATTGGAACTGACATTAAAAAGAATAAGAAGGGCAAGATAGAAAAGATTACAGCTCAAGAGGAATTAGTTAAATACGGTTTTATCCCTTCCCCTGATGGCTCATTTTATGACACTTCTTTTGGAACTTTACTATATGGATTAAACGATAGTGTTAATGGAACTTTAAATCAATTATTTGATGCTGGACATTTAAATATTACTGGTGGCGGATTCATTGGTAAGGGAATGAAGATAAAAGGAGGAAGAATAGCTTTATCACCTGGAGAATGGAAGATGGTTGATATTATGGGTGATGATCTAGCAAGAAATATAGTGCCAATTCCACAACCTAAGCCAGACCCTACTTTATTTGCGTTACTTGGTTATTTAGTAGAAGGCGGAAAGGATATGGCGTTGCTTCGTGATGTATTAAGAGGTGAGGCCGCAGGTAATATTACAGCCACCGCCCATATGTCTATGGTAGAGCAGGGATTAAAGCAATTCAAATCAATTTATAAAAGATTCTACAAGTCTTTAAAGAAAGAATTAAAATTAATCTATGCTTTAAACGCTAAACATCTTTCTAATGAGAAATATGCAGAGGTATTAGATGATGTGAAGGATAATGTTGAGGTTAAACAAGACTTCAACACCACAAACTACAATATATGCCCTGTTGCTGATATCAGCATGATTACTTCTCATCAAAGAATGGCGCAAGCTTCATATTTACAGACATATCTTGGCAATCCTTACGTTAATCAAGAAGAGCTTTTAACTAGAATATTAGATATATCTCAAATAGATAATGTTGATAAATTAGTACAGACTCCACCGCCTCAAGGCAATCCACAAATGGAAGTTGAGCAATTGAAAGCTCAAACCAAGATGCAAGAGTTGCAAATGAAGATGCAAGAATCACAACAAAAACTACAAATTGAAATACAAAAAGCACAAGCAGAAATTGAAAAACTAAACACTGCTTCAATGCTTGATCTGGCCAATGTGTCTAAAGTGGGCCAAGGCATAGAAGATGCTGACCAAGAAAGAGAGGTTAAAGTAATGGATAACTTGATTGACCAACAAACAAAGCAAATAGAAGTTGCTGGGAAATTACAAGAATCTCAAATGAAACTAGAAGGCGAAAGAATGAAATTACAAGGTGCAGCCCTTAAAAATCAACAACTTCAAAATAATACACCAACCAAGAAAGAAGTTGAGGCTAAGTAAGTAAAAGACTAAGATTATTGAATTATTTTATTAACTTTTTGAATTAGAAATGAAGGATTTAACGAACTTAAAGACAGACTTTAGAGACTGGCTTACCCTACCGCTCACCAAGACTTTTATACAGCTACTCGAAGCAGAGGAAGCAAAGCTATACAAAGGAGCAAATCAATACACTTTCGCAAATTATCATAAAAAAGAACTAGACCCAACCGCTGTAACAGCTTATGGGAAAATTGATGGTATTCAGGCAGTTCTATCTATATTAGAAGCGTGCAAAGAAGATGAGCCTGAGATGGTAAAAAATGAGGATGGCGAAGAGATTACAACTTACCCCACTATTGACGCATTATTTGAACAAGCATTTGAAAAAGAAAATGATTAACGAAAACTTTAAAGATTTAGATATTAAGGAATTAAGAGAAAAAGCCGGATGTCGTGCTATTGTACTACCTAAAGAAACCAAACTAGCGGTTTATATGGGTCGTTTGCATGAACAAAAAACAGATGGAGGTATTATTTTAAGTGAAAAGAATATCCACGAAGAGTCATATAAGAAAACAAGGGGATTAGTAATAGATATTGCTCACGCCTCTAAAGAAGATGAGGCAAGTTGCAATGTTAAGCAAGGAGATGTTGTTTGCTTCCGCCCTTTTGAGGGTATTCATAAACCGGGAGTTGATGAAACTTACGGATTTAGATTACTTGCAAGTCATGAAATTCATTCTATTGAAATATAATAAATATAATTATGGAAAATACAGAAATTGAACAAACAGAATCACCAGTAACCACTCAAGACGTTACTCAAGATATTAAGACAGAATCACAAGAGCCTGATAATTCTTATCAAGAAGTTCTAGAGGGCAAAGATTTCTTTTCCCTACCTTACAGCCAAAGGGAAGAATTAAAAAAGATTGTTAGGGAGAAATTGCCAGAAACAGGAAAAGAGGCATTAGATCTTGGTTGGACACCAAAAGAAATGTTTAGAGGTAAATATAAAGATGGCACAGAAAAGCCTTGGGAAGATGCAGAAACTTTCTTAACTAGAGTAAAAGAAGAAGCCCCAGTTAGAAATGAGAGGATGAGAAAGATGGCTCAAGAGAATGAGGCTTACAGAAAAGATCAACAAGATCTTCAAAAGAAGATAGATAAAATGCTAGAAATTAATAGAGCACAATTAGAAAAAGATTTACTTAGAGACGAGGCTTTAACAGCAAGGGAATTATCAGACGCTAAAGAGATGAGTGATGTTGATGCTTATGAGGCCGCTTTAAATAGACAAAAAAGAGTTGATGAGCAGAAACTTAAACTAAAAACTTTTGAAGAGCCGCCATTACCTCCGGTTAATCCTGAAATATCCCCTGTTGTTCAAGAGTGGATTGATAATAATGGCTGGATAGTAAATGATCCTGCATTGCTTGGTTATGCTCAAGGTATAGATAAAAGTTTAACTGCTCAACATCCTAATATGTCGCAAAAAGAACTTCTTGAAATGGTTACTGCTGATGTCAGGAAAACTTTCCCCTTAAAAGATCCAACACCCAGACAAACTTATAAAGGATCTAATAATGCTGCAAACTTTGGCAATAAACCTAAAACAAAGACATTTAGTGATTTACCTGCTATAGAGCAGAAGCAAGCCGAAATCTTAATAAAGCAAGGGGTATGGAAAGACAAGGCCGACTTCTTAAAAACTTACGAATGGAATAAATAATTTTAACTTAAATAAAAAATAATATGGGAAACTTAAAAGATATAACACCTTCTAAAGAGGAAGCTCCAACAGAAGAAACTAAACCTGTTCTAAAACTTACACCTGAAAAGAAAAAGCTTGACACACAAAAGACTAGTAGTACAGTTGACTCTACTGAAGAAAAAAAATATACTACATCACCAGATGGCAAGTATACATTTCCTGTATCAGAATTTGATTCTGACCGCTTTGAAGAAAATAATTTTAATATTCCGCAATTAAAAATCCCTGGTTGGGTAGTGTGTTGGCCTCATGATATTAAGGCTAATTCTATTGCTCATATGAGAAAGAGGGGATGGGTTTTTGTTAATCCTAAAGAGCCTGGATGTGAAGAAGCCGGACGTAAGATTGTCGCAGGTAGAAATCAAGCTGGTGAAACAGCCTTCCATTATGCTATGAAAATGCCGGAATCTAAATTTAAAGAATTACAAGCGAGGGAAGAAGAAGGAAGGAAGAATTTACTTGAGAGCGTTACGAAAGCTCCAAGCGAAGAATCAAGTGCTATTTATGCTACTGAACAGATGAAAATTAATCGTGGTCTGGATAAGTAATTAATTAGCCATTATTGAATAAAGTTTTGAATTTCCTTAGGTGAATAAGGGTTTTTACACGATGTTTTAATAATTCAAAATATATTTAATATGGCAAACTCTGCACGTCCTTTTGGACTTAAGGCTATTTCTAACAACGGTGTTGTTAAATTTGGTCGTTACTTCGCACCAGCTTCTTTAGCTAGTCTTGGTATCAATACACCTGTTAATTTAGGTGGAACTTCAAACTCAACTAATACTATCAATGGTCAATTAACACCTGCTGGGACTATCCCATCTATTGTTGTTGCTACTGGTGGTGATACTAATAAACTTTTAGGCTCTATTGTAGGCTTTGAAGTACTTCCAACTGATCTATTTAAAGCTGGTTATAACGCTGCTTCAACAGCTCGTATTGTTTACGTTGCTGATGATGTAGAACAAGAGTACGCAATCGTTGATGACGGTGTAGAAACTCTTGCTATAACTGATGTTGGCTTAAACGCTAACCTTACTATGGGAACAGTTGATGCTATCACTAATATTGATTCATCTTCTTTAGATACTACTACACCAGCCGGCGATGCTACATTCCAACTTAAAATTTTGGGCTTATTAGATGAGCCAGGAAATGAAGTTGCTGCATATGCTACTTGGAAAGTAAAAATCAACAACCATGTGTTAGCTAACATAACAACTGGCGTTTAATTAATTAATTTAAAATAGAAAAATATTATGACTGGAATTATAGTAAAGGGTAATTTCCCTACAAATACCATCAAAAGTTATGTTACCAAATATTATGGTGAATATGACATGCTTGATGCACAATGGAAGCCAATGTTTGAAGTTAGTTCTTCTGACAGGGCTTTTGAACTTGAAGCTTTAACCGATAACTTCACAGTTATACCGGCTAAACCAGAAAGTACAAACATTACTTATCAATCAGGACAAGAGCGTTTCAATACTACTTATAATCACACCTCATTCGGTGGTGGATTCCAAATCTCTAAAGAGGCTAAGGATGATGGCAAAGAATTAGATTTAATAACTAAGTATACACGTCAATTAGGTGATGCTGCAAAGCGTACCAATGAGATCAATGGTGCTAATGTTATGAATAGAGGTTTTGATTCTTCTTATACTGGAGGCGATGGTGTTGAACTTTATACTACTGCTCATCCTGTTAATTCTGGAACTCAATCTAATACACTAGCTACTCAAGCTGCTTTATCTGAAGCATCCCTTGAAGATCTATGTATTTTGGTTAAGAAAATGAAAGATTATAATGGTAACTTTGCTTCAATTAAGACTGATGCATTATGTATTCCACCAGCCCTAGAATTTGAAGCCGAAAGGATTCTTAATTCTGTTGCTCGTGTTGCTACTGCAAATAATGATCTAAACGCTTTGAGAGCTTCTGGAAAATTCCCTAAAGGCTTTTCAGTTAATCAGTATCTTGATTCTGATAATCGTTTCTTCATTAAAACTTCAGCTCAAAATGGTATGAAAATGTTTGACAGAACACCACCTGAATTCTCAATGGATTCAGCTTTTGATGCAGAAGTTAGTAAGTACAAAATCTTCTTCAGAAACAGCTTTGGTTGGACTGACTTTAGAGGAACTGTAGCTTCAGGAAACTTCTAAACTTTTATTAATTTAGTCCTATTGGGTAAAGGGGGGTGCAATTCCTCCCACTAATAAAAACAGGATATATTATGGGTACTACAAACCATCCAAACGGTGAAACTAATAACACCGCTCAAAACGCTTTAGGACAAATGACTACACAAGATCCGACTAGATCTCACACTTACTTTGACGACTTCGACACTTACGTTGCCGCAGATTGGACAGTAACAGAAACAGGCGTTGCTACTCAAGCATTAGCTGATGTTGATGGTGGTGTTTTACTTATTACAAATGCCGCTGCTGATGATGACGCTTCTTTTTCAAATAAAGTTGGTGAATCATTCTTAATGGAATCAGGAAAGCCTTCTTTCTTTAAAGCTAGAATCGCTGTATCTGATGCGACACAAAGTGATTTTGTTGTTGGTTTACAAATAACTGACACAACTCCTTTAGCTGTATCTGACGGCATCTATTTTAGAAAAGATGACGGTGATGCTCTTTTAGACTTTGTTGTTATAAAAGATAGTGTTGCTACAACTGCCACTGGAATTGCAACTGTTGCTGATGATACTTATATCACAGTAGCCTTCTATTACAATGGCGATGATAAGATTTCTTATTATGCAGGAACTGACTCTGCTAATCCTACTTTTATTGGTGAATCAGTAACTACTAACCTACCGGATGATGAAGAATTAACTATTTCTTTTGGAATCCAAAATGGTGAGGCTGTAGCTAAAACTATGTCTATTGATTATATCTTTGCTTCTAAAGAAAGATAACTACCCTAGGGGGGCGTAAAAACCCCTCTTAACTTTAAAGAGAGATTATTATGAGACCGATAAGATTAACTTACGCCCCAGATGATGCAGATTTAGTTAGATATCTTAGTAATGCGACAGGCGCAACTTGGACATTAACAGAAACAGAATCTTCAGATGGATTTGCTCACACCGTAACAATAAGAAACGATTCAGCAACTGATCATTCAGCTAAAACAGCTATCTTGACAGGCACTGATTCCGAAGGAAGGCTTTTAACTGAAACAGTAAATTTACCAGGATCTTCTTTAACAGTAACTACAACTAGATATTTCAAAACCTTAGTAACTATCGTACCTTCTGCCACAATTAATGCAGATACCATGGATATTGGACAAGGCGCAGGAACTTCTTCAATAGTGATTCCTTTAAATTGGAGAGCTGGAAATATTGCAGTTAATTTGGATATCACAGGAACAGCCGATGTTACAGTGCAAAATACTTTTGATGATGTTCAACATCCTACTGATTTTGATTATGCTTGGCAAAATTCACCGAGTACAAACTTAGTTAATGCAACAGCTTCAACTAATGATGCTTATGACGCAAGTCCAACTGCTTTAAGATTAATATTTAATTCTTCTACAGCTCCAGCAAGCGTAACAATTGCATTAACTCAAAGCGATGTGTAATGAAAAAGGGAGATTACAGGGTAATATGCGATAGAACAGGGCAGAAAATCTGGGCTTCTCAAGCTAAGATGGAATGGAATGGTTTATTTGTTAAAAAAAGTGTTTGGGATCCGAAGTCAGAATATTTATTAATCCCAAATATTATGGAGAATTTAAACGTACCTATTGCAAGAACTGAAGGCGTTGACGTTTTTAACACCCCTAATCCTAATGATTTATAAATGAAAGTTGAAAGATTTAATTTAAGAAAAAAAGAAGATTTTGATAAATATTACCCCACTTTAAAGAAATGGTGGGAAGATTGGGGATTTACACCGCAAACCCCGAATTTACTATCTCAAAACGGATTGATGGTAAGTAAAGATGGTTATAAATGTGCAGGATGGGTTTTTGTTACTGATAGTGATGTTTGTGTGTTAGGTTGGTGGATAAGTGATAAAGATGCAGATAAAGAAGGTTGTATGGAGTTTTTGATTACTGAATTAGAAAAGTTAGCAATAACTTTAGGTTGTAAGGTAAGCATGACACCAGCCAATAATGAATCATTGAAGAAAAAACTAGAAAAACTAGGGCATGGCAATTTTGCCGATAAAAACTATACTAATTATTTAAAGAGGCTATAATGGGAAAAGCGGCAGGAGCAGTAGCAGGAGGATTCGTAAAGGATGAAGGGATAAAAAGCGGTGTTAAGAGAGCAAGAGCCGGATATGGCGCGCAAATAAGATCTTTACAAGCAGGGAAGAAAGAGGGACTAGGATTTTTACAACCCTATACTGATGTTGGACAAGGCGCTTTAAGTCCTTTATCAGCTATGCTAACTGGTCGTAGTTATGATCCAGAAACAGGAGAATTTACCGAACTATCCCCAGAAGAAAGATATGCTTCATTTGAAACTTCACCTGGCTATCAATTTAGAATGGATGAGGGCATGAGAGGTTTGCAATATCAGCAAAATGCTGGTGGAAGCTTACTATCTGGCGGTGCTTTAAAAGAACTAAGTCAATATAATCAAGGTTTAGCCTCACAAGAATATGGTAACTATATAAATAATTTACAGCAACTGGCTGGAGTTGGGCAAGCTTCTGCTGGTCAATCTGCTAATATTGCTACTGGAACTGCTGGTCAAATAGGAGCGGCGCAACTTGGCTCTGCTAATTTAGCAATGCAAGGTAGAATTGCAAGGGGGCAAAATCAAGCAGATACCTTCGGAGCTGTAGGTGGGGCCTTTGATTCTTACACTGCTGCAGCTCCAGCTCCAGCAGGCCCTGGTTTTTAATTATACTAAAAGGATATTATGACAAGCATACCAATGTTACAATTACCACAAGGGGCTTCAGTAAATGATATAGCTGCAAGAGTCGCGCAAACCAACCTTGCTAATGTTCAAACAAGAGGAGTGCAGCAACAAACCCAACAAAGGGCACAGTTAGCGCAACAAAGTCAAACTTTAAACGCTCTAAAACAAAAAGGATTGACAGACCCTAAAGCAAGGGCAATAGCAATTCAGCTAGATCCTGCTTATGGTAAACAATTGCAGGATTATCAAGCTCAACAACAAGAATTTGAAGCTAAAAGGGCTGTATATTGGGGTGGACAAGCAGCGGCAGCGGCAAAAGCTCCATTAGCAAGTAGACCAGCTATTTATAATAATCTCTACAAAAAAGCTGAAGCGGCTGGTGAAGATGTAAGTGTCTTTCCTTTACCTTCAGAACAATGGACAGATGCACACCAAGAAACTCTTGATTATATTTCTCAAAGCGCAATAGAGCCGGGCAAACAATTGCAGATGGCGCAAAAAGAAAGAGAGCTTTCCGCTGAATTGCCATACAAAAGGGCGCAAACTGAAAAAGCTAGATTTGACTTAGATACAGCAAGAAGGGTTGAAGACAGGGCTATTGATTCTGGACTATCACCAGAAGCATATAAGGCTGCACAGAATATAAAAGCCAAAGCAGCAGCTACTAAGGCAGTAGAATTGCCACAAGTTCAAGCTAATGCAAAACAGGCGGTAAAATTACTAGAAGATATATTGCAACATCCAGGAATGGAGAGCATGGTAGGTGTAAAAAACCCGTTTAGTGGAGCGGCAGGCACTTTGATTCCTTTTTCAGATAGAAAACCGATTGCCGGATCTGATGCGGCAGGATTTCAAGCTAAATTTGATCAGCTACAAGGTAAAAACTTCTTACAAGCGTTTGAAACGCTTAAGGGTGGCGGACAAATTACAGAAGTTGAAGGTAAAAAAGCTACTGATGCAATATCTAGTATGCAATTATCTACCTCAGAAGAGGAGTTTAGAGCCGCCGCTCAAGATTTAGCAGAAGTTATTAATGGTGGAGTAGTAAGGGCAGGTGGAAAAGCTATCCCTTTTAAATTTAAAAGAGAGGAAGCGGCTGATTTACAGAGTTTATCTGATGATGATTTAATGAAACAACTTGGCTTATAATGGCAACAAAACTTGAACTTCTACAAGAGGCGAATAACAGAGGTTTATTACCTCCAGAAAAAGTTACCTTATTGAAAGAGGCGCAAAAAAGAGGTTTAGTTGGCGGTGGAACTCCACAAGCACAACCTCAACAAGAAACATCAACTGGCGAAGAAATAGCAAGGCCATTTTTAAGGGCTGGAAGAAGTATTGCCGCAGGAATTGGAGGAGTTGGAGATATTGCTCAGGAAGCAGTTTATTTACCTGAAGCAATAGGAAGAGGTGCAGCAAGAGGTTTAGGCTTCGATGTAGAGCCTTTTGATTACTCTAAAGTAAATACCATAAGCCCAATGATAAGAAAGGGTTTTGATGATCTAACAGGAGGATTGACAGCCCCAAGAAGTAAAACAGAAGAAGTAGTTGATATTGTTGGCGAAATAGCTGGTGGTGGTTTAGGTGGTGCAATTGGAACTGTTGCAAGAAAAGCCGCAGACGTAGCGGCCTTAGTAGGAAAAAGAGCAGCCCAAAAAGTAACAGGAATGACAGGTGATTCAAAAGACTTAATAAAAGCCTTTGAAGATACCGGGGTAAATCCAACCCTTGCAAATATAGCAGAAGGTCAAGGAACTAAATCTTTTCAAAACCTAGTAGGAAACGCCCCAGGAGGAAGGGGGGCTATCGAGAGAGCAACGCAAGATCAAATTGACTCATTAACAAAACAAATTGCAGGAATAACTAAAAGCGAAGGCGGAACAATACCACAAGCAGGTAAAGCTATTCAAGAAGGAGCTAAGACATTTAAAAGTGGAGTCGAGAGAAGAATTAGTAAACTTTATGATGATTTGGATGAGTTTATTCCAAAGGAAGTACCAACAAAAGAACTACCTTTACCAAAAAGGCAGGCATTAATGAGTGATGCTAAAGGCGGTCAAAATATTAGTGATACTGATTTAGATGCTGGATTTCAAAACTACAAAGAAGCCAAAAGAATTGCTAGAGATAGTAAGCCAAAGAGTCTAACCCAATTCATAAAAGAGAATGGAGGCATTTATGATGCTGGAGGTGATTTAAAATCAATGGGATTGGATAGTAGAGTTGGATTGATAAGAAAAAATCCATATTTTACTAAAACAACTAAACAAGGGCCGCAACAAATAAGAGTAACCCCTGATGACGTAACCCAAAGAGCGTGGGAAGAGGGTTATTTTCCAGAATTTACAGAAAGACCTAATACTAATGATTTACTAAATGCTATAAATGAAGAAGCTATTGGTAATGTTAGAATTAGCGATAAGCAAGGGGGATTAGCGCAAGAATATAACCAAGCTCAAGCTTATTTAAATCAAATAGATGAGTTGGGAATTGATTTTGATAAATATAAATTAGCCAAGGGAATAAAAGATGATATTATTACTTCAAACAAAATCCCAACCAACAACTTGAAAACCATAGCCCAAGATGACGCTATCCAAGATGTTGTTGCGGTAGGGTCAGGAGATACAGCAAAAATACTAGCTCGATACAATGAAATAATAGATGAAGCTGGCAATATAACATACCCAAGACTTAAAACTTTTAGATCAACAGTAGGTGCAAAACTACAATCTCCAACTCTTCTTGGTGATGAGAAAAGTGCATTAAAGAAGATCTACGGTGCTTTATCTGAAGATATGAAAGAAGCAGTTGTTGCACAAGGTGGCGAAAAGGGATTGCAAGCATTTAACAAAGCAAACAAAGCTTTTGCCAGACATACAGCATTACTAGATAAAAAGATTGACCCATTAATCAAAGCTAAAACACCATCAAAAGTTTATGATTTACTTCTATCTGGAACTAAACAAGGCGGAACTGACACACGCTTAATAATGAGAAACCTTGACCCAATACAAAAAGACTTTGTAAGAGGTACGGTAGCAAGAGAAATGGGATTAGCTAATGAAGGATTACAAGGTGCGGCAAGAGATACTTTTAGCCCTAACAAGTTCTTAACTGAATATAACAAGATGCAAAAAATAGGAGCTGAAAAAAACCTATTCACCTCAGAACAAAATGAAGCTTTTACCCAACTTAATAAAGTGATTGAGTCATTAAAAGAAACTAGCAAGGCGAGGCAAAGCTCAAATAACCTACCATATATGACTTGGGCCGGACTTGGTTATATGTTAAGGGGTGGAGTAGTTGGAGCTGGTGCAACAGTAGCCGGAGCTAACATCACATCTAAAATGATGACTAATCCAAAGTTTATTAAATGGTTAGCCCAAACTCCAAAAGTAAAACCCTTAGCAGTGCCAAAACATTTAAAGCAATTATCTATTATAGCAGGTTCAGCAAAAAGCCCTGAGTTATCAGAAGATATTTTAAACTATTTAGAGAGTATAACAATAAAAAAGGAGAATAATGGCAACAAGTAATTCAAGCGATTTTAACTTAACTCGTAACCAAATAGTAGAAGAATCCTTTAGAGAAATTGGCGTTAAAACTCCAAATCGTACTTTAACTAGTGAGGAAATGAACGATGGAGCTAGAACCTTAAACCTTCTTATTAAATCCTTAATATCCAAAGGCTCTTTTTTATGGAAGATAAAACAAGCAACCTTATTTTCTGTAAATGGTCAATCTAAATATGTTATTGATGGAGCTACTGCTAATGCAACTGAAGAATACACGGAAACCACAACAACAGCAATAACCTCTAGCGGAGCATCATTGATAAATGTTTCTAGTATTGTTGGTTTTGTTAAGGATTACTTTATAGGTTTAGTACAAGATAATAATACTATTCACTGGTCAACAATTAATAGGTTAGGGACTGATACCGTTTTTACTGAAGATTTTAATGATGATACAGGGTTAACTTTTGATAGTGATAAAATAAGGATAGAATCAGGAGTGGCGGCATTAGATCCACAAGATGACCCTTCTGAAACATTTAATCAAGACTTTTCCTCCTCTACAGGATTTACCTTTAATGCGAGTGCCACTGAATTTACAGCCGGACAGCTTCAACAAATAGATATGCGTACCGCAGACGCTACTTTTGCTGCAACGTATACAACTGATGTTAATGGAACGTGGGGAGATGGAACTTTAACAGGTACGGCGGTTGGTGGCGCAAGTGTTAGTTCTGGTAAATTAGATTTATCATCTGATGATTTAAGATATGTAGAATATAGCGCACCATCTAATTTGGATGGCGTACAAACAGGAGCTGTAAAATTTAAAGTAACTCCTAACTATTCAGGAACTCCAGCATCAAGCCAATACTTCTTATCTACCACTTTTGCAAGAGGAAGTTTAGTCAATACGATTGAATATATACATAAATCAAATGGAGCCCTAAGTTATGCTTATTATAATTCTTCTGGAGTTTTAATAGTATCTAAAGAGATTGCTTGGAGCCCCACAAGTGGTGTTGAATATGAAGTAGAATTTAACTTTGATATGGACGCTGGTATTCAAAATACATTTATAGATGGGGTTCTTGTAAAAAACTCAACAACAGTCGCCGCCGGAGCTAGAACCAATACAGCAACTTTGGCTATTGTAGGAACTGGAAGAGGTGTAGCCCCAGCAGAAACAAGCAACTATGAAATAGATGATATAATATTCTTTGATACACTTCAACACACAACAGCGGGGGGCAATTATACACCGGGCTATACAGTTCCAGAAACTATTTATGACGGTGATGTAATCACATTACCAACCTTCACTTATTCAGGAATAGGACATATTCAATCTTTTGACTTATTCGCTACTACTGAAGGAAACGCGCCTAGATATGTGACTAATGGTCAATACTGGAATGGTGCAGCGTGGGTTGCTAGTGATGATTCATTCGCTCAAGCAAACACAGTAGCAGATGTTAATACTAATATTTCAACTTTGACAGCGGCCGATACTATCACAATGAAAATAATAACAGATGATAGCGCAGTTCAAATGTCAGTTGATGATTTAACAATAACATACACTGGAGAAATAACCCCTTATCCAACAGATAACCCAACTATTGATATTGACACTGCAATAACTGGAGATATTAAATCATGGTCATCATTTGTAACTTCTATAGTAGCCGTGGGGTCAGATAGTGTCACTTTTGCCCTATCTAATGATGGGGGATCTACTTATAAATATTGGAATGGCGCATGGTCAACTAGTGATGGTACTTTTGCACAAAGCGCAAGCGCAACCGATACCAACACTAATATTGTTACCTTCCCTATTGCCACAGGAGGAATGAAGATTAGGTTATTCTTACATTCAGACGATGGGTCAACAACTCCAACTATTGGCAATTTAGATGTTAATTATGGGGTAGGTAAGTCTTGTTATTTAGATGATGTTACAACAAACGATAGCGCAAGCGGGAGTGCTGTTTATGTTTATGAGAAAAAAATCTTAAGACCTGAAAACATACAAAACGCTCAATCTACTTTAGGAACAGATAGCGAGATTCCGATGACTCAATATTCAAGAGATACTTATTATGATATTCCGGTAAAAAGTACACCAGGAAGATCTAACTTATTCTTTTATGATAAGCAGTTAACTTCTGGACTCATGCATTTATGGCCTGTGCCTAATTCAGTAGCTAATAAAACGGTGTTTAGCTTCACTGAACAGCTTTTTGACTTTGACACTGCAACAGATGACCCTGATTTCCCGGTGGAGTGGTTACAGCCATTAATCCTTATTGTTGCTTATCGTTTAAGTCGTAAATATGGCAGATTAGATTTACAGGAAAAAGAGCAGTTAAAAAGAGATGCTGATGAAGCCCTAGAAGATGTAGAGGGTTATGACAGGGAGGAAACAAGTATCTACTTTCAACCTGCAAGTAATGTTAATGTTAATAATTACAGATAATGGCATTTATACCTTTTCCACTAGCAATAAATTCTTACAAAGCTCGTAGCGGCTTATTATCTAGTGAAAGGCTTGTTAATATGTATGTTGAAACCGCACCAGCCGAAGCTCCTTTTAATTATGCGCTTTATGGAACCCCTGGCCTTAAACCGTGGGTAGATTTAGGGGTTTTTAACCCTATCTATGGAGCTGAAAGAATGGGTGATGATATTTATGTTGTTTGCGGAGTTACTGTTTATAAAATTGACAGTAGCAAGACAGTTACAACTATTGGCACAATGGGGGTAGCTCCAGGCAGGGTAATGATGACCAATAACGCAACTCAGGTAACTATATTAGTTGAAAGTGGACAGGCTTTTTATTGCACCTCAGCCGCTGGATCTTTAGTTGAAATCATAGATGCTGACTATGTTAATTCTGGATCAGTTGATACAGTAGATGGATTTACAATGTTTACTAATTTAGAATCAAGAACATTTCAAATATCAGAGCTAAATCAAACGGATTCATATCTAGCTTTAGATACCGCAGATGTTTTATCAAACTCTTCTGATTTAGTAAGAGTTGCATCAAACAACCTTGAAGCCTGGATGTTTAAGAAAGATATTACTTTAGTTTATTACAATTCAGGAAGCGGCACTTTTCCTTTTGCTCGCAAAAATGGTATTCTTATTCAAAAAGGATGTGCCGCAAAACACTCAGTAGCCACTATGGATAACAGTTTCTTTTTTCTTGGTAATGATAGAGTTATTTATGGAACTGGCGGCTATAAACTTGTGCCTATATCAACCTTTCCAATTTCAGAAGAAATAGAAAACTATAGTAGGGTTGATGACGCTTTTGCATTTACTTATATTCAAGCGGGCCACAAATTCTATTCAATAACATTTCCAACAGCAAATAAAACTTGGGTTTACGATCTAACCACTAAATCTTGGCATGAAAGAGAAAGTCTTGATAGGAACATGCAAGCAAAAGAATGGAGAGCTAATTGTCATGTGTTCTTTAATGGTTTAAATATAGTTGGCGATAATGCAACAGGAAAGCTTTATGAATTAGATTTAGATACTTATGATGAAGATGGAACTACTCTAATATCTAAAGTAGTTTCTACAACTCAATTTGATGAGTATAGACGCGATACAGTAGCTGATTTAACTTTAGTAATGGACACAGGTGTTGGCCTTAATGATGGTCAAGGTTTAGAGCCAGAAATCATGATGCGCACTTCTATTGATGGTGCTAAAACCTGGTCAAAAGAATTAAAACAACCCCTTGGAGATCAAGGCAATTATGAATCAGAAATAGTCTGGAATAGAGTGGCTTTTGGCCGCTCATTAATAATGGAACTTGCTATATCTGACCCAGTTAAAAGGTCGATCATTGGTTCATTTATTGAAGTTTCAAGGGGGCAAAAATGATAGTTTCCTTACCAGATTCAAATGAAATAATTTCAAACGAAGACCAATTAACCACTACTCCTTGGTTTACTTTTTTTCAAGATGTTTGGAAGGCTATCCGGGGCGGCTTGGGGATATCTATTGGGGGAACTATATCAACTAATACCACCTCAGCTTCAAATTCAGGAAGCGGAGAAACCACGATGATAACTTATACAGTTACCCCAATGTTAAATAATGGTGATGAAATTTATATTAAAGCGTGGGGAACTTATGCAGCTAACGCAAACAATAAAACTATAAAACTTAAATTTGGATCTCAAACAATATTAGATACTGGAGCAGTAGCGGCCAATGATGGATCTTGGCAGATTGAAGCCTCTATAATTAGAACAGCCGCAGCCACACAAGAGATAATAGCAACCATAATATCCAGCAATAGTAACGTGGCAGAATCTGCAACTAGAACCGCAGGAACACAAGATTTAACAACCTCTAATGCTTTATTAATTACAGGACAAGGAACTTCAAGCGATGATATAGTGCAAAATGCTATGTTAGTAAAATTGACACCTAATGATTAATTAGGTTGACATCTTATTTTCTTAGTAAGAAAATCTATCAACGCTTGAAGAAAGAATTATTAATTTAACTTAAATTTCAAGTGGTACAAACATTATTATTACCTATAGAGCAAGTATTTTCAGACTTAGGGGCAATAGGGGCTGGATTTAAACTTTATACCTACGAGACAACAACAACAACTCCGTTAGCAACTTATTCTGACACTGCTTTAAGTGTAGCAAATACCAATCCAATAATAGCTGATTCAGCAGGGCGTTTCATTCAAACATTTATAGGGGATGCAAAGTTATATAAAGCAGTCTTAAAAGATGCAGATGATAATACAATCTGGACAGCAGATCCAATTGATCCTAAAGTATTTAGTTTAGATGATTTTGACCCTAGACCTACCTCATTCTGGGGAACTACAGGGGGAACATCTTCAGCCTACACTTTAGGTGCCGACCCAGTAGTTTCAACTTATTCTGATACCCAAACTTTCTTTTTGGCTTTTCACATAGCTAATGTAGCCGCCCCAACTTTAACTTATGTAAGTGGTGGAGCTGCTTTAAATCTTAAAAAAAGCGATGGAGCTGGTGGTAAAATAGATTTAGAAGCTAATGACGTTTTAACAGGAACTTATGAGGCAAGAAATGATGGAACTGATATTATTATTTTAAACCCAGAAAAACCAACAAAAATAAAACTTAGTAATGGAGGCGAGCTTACTATTGCAACAGGCGAGATAACAATAACTCATTCTAGACATATTGTCGATACTGAATCAGACGCAGCAACAGATGATCTTGAAACGATTAATGGAGGGTCAGCAAATCAAATCATAATTCTATCAAACACCGACCCTGCCAGAGTGGTTGTTGTAAAAAACGGAGTAGGAAATATCATTAATATATCAGGAGATATTTCTTTAGAAAATATAAATCAAGAGATATATCTTCAATATGATGGTTCAAACTGGGTAGTGCAAAACGTAGGGCAAACGATCCAGACTGTAAATACACAAACGGGAGCGGTTGCAACAGGATCTAGTCAAATACCTCTTGATGATTCAATACCGCAGAACACAGAAGGGTTTGAAGTCATGTCATTAAGCGTAACTCCTACTAGCGCAGCTAATAACCTATTAATTCAGGTTGTGGTTAATTGCGCTATTGATTCAGCATTAACTCCAACTATAGCTTTATTCCAAGATTCAACATCAAATGCGTTAGCGTGTAATACTATGTTTAATGGCACTAACACAGTGACTCCCTATGTATTCAATCATTACATGGCGGCAGGAACGGCCTCTTCAACAACATTTAAAGTTAGAATAGGGTCATCTAGTGCAACAACCATGACCTTCAACGGTTTTAGTAGTGCTAGGAAATTTGGTGGCGTTTTAGCCTCTTCAATAACAATAACTGAAATACAGGCATAACATGAGCAATATAATAAAAGCAATTCAAGAAATTTACCCAGATATCGAAGGAGGTTTTGTTTATTGGGAAACTAAACAAGATGGCACTCCTTTAGATAATCCGGAGGATGGTTTAATCTGGGAGAATATAGAATATTCAAAGCCTCTTTGGTCTAATGTTGAGGCCAAGTTAAATGAGGTTGATTTACAAGAAGCTAAAGATGCTAAAACAACAGAAATAGAACAAGCAAGAAAAGATTATCAATACTCTAATATTACCTTTGAGGGCAATGATTATCTAGCAACCTTCACAGCTCAAACTAAGTTTTATAATTTATTATCTTTGTCAACTGGTGATATTGATTGGAGATTAGCAGATTGTGTTACATGGATAACTTTAACACAAACACAGGCTATAGCCTTAAAAGATGTTATTATAGCAAGAGAATCAGCCGCCTATCAACATGAAAGCACAAAAATTATTGATATTAACAATGCTATTGATGTAGAAGCTGTAAATGCGATTGATTGGACGTTATGAGAAATAAACTTATAAATTTATTAATAATAATCGCTGTATTTAATATATGGATATATACAGCTTTAGAATTTACAAAATAATAGTAATAACTGAATACTAATTCTAAATATGAGGAATACTTTTACTATGAAGCCTATAGATTTTTTAAAAGAAGAGCCTAAAAGTTTATTTACAGAAAATGAGCTGCTTAAATGGCTAATAGGCGGAATGTCTACAGTCTTAACAGGTATGTCTATTTTTCTTGGGAAGATGTCTTTTAGATTCTTAAAAAATAGGAATGATAAGCTTGATAAGATTGATAAAAGAATGTCTAAAATAGAAAATGTAATATTCTTTAAAAACTCTAAAGGTTTAGATACAAATATTACAGAATATGTAAGGCATATGAACCACGACACGTCTGTCCAAAATACACTTAATTTAGTATTAGATAGAATAGAAGAATTTACAAAAAAATTTGACAAGAAATTCGAAGATGAAAGAAAAAACAATAATAACAATACTTAAACTGATATTAGATTATTCAGACAAACACCCACGCCTAACAAAGCTAATTGCATTACTTGTTGGGTTAGATATAACATTATATTTAATAATGCCAAACCTAATTTTCTATTAACTAAAAACTAAATTAAAATGATTGACTATATAATAAATAACGAAGAATTAATATTAACATTAGCACTTTTAGCTATCCCATCATTACCTGTCAGTATCAGTGCTTTTTTATCTACTCAAATAAGTAGTAAAAGAGCGTCTAATCTTGGCACTTTTATTATGAAAATAATTGATATTATAGGCCAAAATACAGGCAAAGCCAAAAACGACTCAAAGATACAAAAGTAATGCAAAAACTAAAACTAACTAGAAAATATAGGCATTACGAGGCAACAATTGGCACTTTATTTTTAAATGATAAAGAGATTTGCAAAACTCTAGAAAATCCCTGGTTACTTAACGCCCCTTTTCTTTCTTGTATTCCAGAAGGCACTTATGCTGCTAAGAAATATAATAGCACTAAATACCCTGATGTTTGGGAATTGCAAGACGTTAAGGGTAGGACTTTAATCTTAATACATATAGGTAATCGTGTCAGAGATACATCAGGCTGTATTCTAGTTGGTGAATATTGGGGCTTTTATAGGGATGAATTAGCAGTCTTGAAATCTGGAGACACTTTAAGAATGTTAAGAAAAAAGCTAGATGATGAATTTACTATTGAAATAAAAGAAATTAAGGAAGCAAAAACATGAGTATTACAAGCAGTATTACATCCAATATAATCAGTAACGTCACTAGTAGTATTGTTGCTGGTGTAGGAGATCCAGATGCGGGTAAATTTATATCTACTTGGAAAACAGACAACGCTGGTACTTCTAATAACGACCAAGTATCGTTACCTTTAGAATCAGTAGGCACTTATGATTTTACCGTTGATTGGGGTGACGGCACATCAGACACAATTACTGTATGGAATCAAGCGGAAACAACACATACTTATTCTGTAGCTGGGACTTATACCATAAATATAACTGGACAATGTGAAGGGTGGGGGTTTAACAACGGCGGTGATAAATCAAAGCTTCTAGAGGTTAAAAATTGGGGTACAAGCTTTAGATTAGGTAATTCCAATAGTTATTTCTTTGGGTGTAATAATTTAACTATTACTGCCACTGATATTTTAAATTTCAGTGGAACCATAGACTGTTTTCAGGCTTTTAGAGCTTGTGCAAGTATCATCAACATACCTAATATAAACAACTGGAATGTCTCTAGTGTTACTGATATGAACAGTATGTTTAGATTATGCACCAACTTCGCATCAGACGTTAGTGGTTGGGATGTCTCTAGTGTTACTGATATGAACAATATGTTCAGGGCTTGTCCTAATTTTACGTCAGCAGTTAACAATTGGGATGTCTCTAGTGTTACTGATATGAGGAGTGCATTTAATGGTTGCACCAACTTCGCATCAGATGTGAGTGGTTGGAATGTCTCTAGTGTTACTGATATGAACAGTATGTTTAGATTATGCACCAACTTCGCATCAGACGTTAGTGGTTGGGATGTATCCAATGTCACCGATATGAATAGTATGTTCAGGGCTTGTCCTAATTTTACGTCAGCAGTTAACAATTGGGATGTCTCTAATGTCACTGATATGAACAGTATGTTTAGATCATGCACCAACTTCGCATCAGATATTAGTGGTTGGGATGTATCCAATGTCACCGATATGACTAACTTATTGAATGGTACTTCATTTAGTCAAACTAACTATGATTTATTATTAGTAGCTTGGGAGGCTCAACTAGTACAAAATAACGTTCCTTTTCATGCTGGTGCAGCAAAATATGGAGCTGGCGCACCAGCAACAGCAAGGGCGGCTCTTATTGCTGATCACAATTGGACAATAACCGATGGTGGTCCAGCTTAATATTAATTTAACTAACATGACTAAAATTATAAATAAACCCTCGCAAACAACATACTATGTATTAATAAATGGATCTATCCATTTTGGTATAGTCGAGTCTAATCAGGTTATGGAATCAGGATTAAACAAGATGGAAACGTTCTTTGTAAAAGAAAAATGGATTGATAGGTTATTAGAGTTAGGAATTTCTAATGAGAAATTAGAGATTTTTATGTAAAGAAGATTAACAATAGTTAAAATAAATGAGTGATTCAACATTTTTACTAAAAGTAAAAGCGGATATTAGAAAAGCTAACAACAGAATTAGAAAGATAAAACCTAAGAACTTCTTGATGTTCTTAATTATATCAAGTCTATTATACCTAATATATACTCAGATTGTTAGAGAGCTTAGATGGATTGAAATGTTTAGTTAATTTAA